ATTTAACCGACGTAGATGCGGCATCATTAATTCTTAGTGAAGATGGTGGAACATTTATTAATTGTGATATAGGTGCCGATACGGTACGGACTACCGTGGCAGCTAACCATACTTTGCTTATATCGACTGCCGCTGGTGGAAGTAGGGCAAAACGATGTATCTTTCAGAATTGTACAATTCTTGGACATACTAGTCAAAGTACAGGTAATTTAGTCGCAGCGGCAGCTAGTAGTATGGATAGGTGGGTATTATTCCGGGATTGTGATTTTATTAATTGGGATATAAGTACAGGTACGGCAATGACTGAGGCTATAGAAGCTAGTGGTTCTGCTGGTGGAATTATCTTAGTTCGTGGTGGTGGTGTATTTGGATGTACAAATGTGGCTTTGACTGCCTCAGATGTTCGGGTAGTTGGAGTAACTTCCACTACGACCACTTCATTGTTATCCGTTGTTGCCAATTAAGCCAAAGGTTAATTTATGGGCTTAGAAAATAATATGGAACTATCTGAAGAGTTTTATAATCATGCGGATTTTGTTAAAGCTTTATCTTCAAATACGGCTTTCTTCAACCAATCTATACTCTCCGATATGTTCAGTATTCCAATGCCTGATATGCACCGGGAAATATACAGAGCATTGGATGACAATTCCATAAGAATTATTGTTGTATTGATGCCGCGCGGGTTTGCTAAAACTACAATTTTGCAGGGTTATCTTACTCGTGTGGTTGTCAATCAACAGCATGAAACCATAGCTTATGTGGCTGATACTCAACCTCAAGCTGAACGACATACTGAAACCGTTAGGGAAGAGTTAGATTATAATGATAAAATTACTACAATCTATGGTAAGTTGTCAGGCCGTAAGTGGGGTTCTACTCATTGGAGAACTAAACACGGTATAAGTGTAATGCCTTTTGGAGCTAATCAATCAATGCGTGGGTTGAAAGTGGGTAAATCTCGTCCGTCTTTGTTGATTTTGGATGATCTGGAAAACGATGAAAACGCAGCAACATTAGAGCAAAGGGATAAATTATGGAGAAATATCTTTGCTGTGATGAAGCCCATGTTAAGAAATACAGGAAAGGATGTTAAATTAGTTTACCTGGGCACCGCAGTACATGAGGATTGTGTTCTGTTGAGATTGATTGATTTATTGAAATCCGAACAGTGTAAGAACGATCCATCAATTAAGGTTATTGAATTTGCTGCGCGAGATGAAGCTAATACGGCTAATTACCCTAAAGGTGAACCCATGTGGGAAGAGCTTTGGGATAATGAAAGGTTGATTGAAGAGGAGAAGTTCTATGCCGAAGCTGGTCTGATCGATATTTATTATCAAGAATATATGTGTCAGACGATATCTACTAAAGACTCTGAGTTTCCCAAGGAGGCTGTTAAATATTATCATGTGGATGAATTACCTAGTGATCTTCGTGTATATGGTTCAGTGGATGTTAAGTGGTCGAAGAATCGCAAATCCGATTATAACTCAGTAGTCATCTTCGGCACATCCATGAGTGCAAAAAGTGTATTTATTCTTGAAGCCATACGGAAACGATGTAGTGCAAAGGAGTTCTTAAATCTCCTCGAACATTTAAATAACTCTTATCGACCGTCCAGGGTATTTTTACAAAATGTCGTGCTTGATGAATTCTTTGCTTTCTACGCGCATGAACGAGGAACACGATTACCGTTTCAGAAGGTTTCAATAAGTCGACAAAAGAATGCTAAAATTCGTCGAATATCTTCATTGGAACCGTTATATATAACCGAACGGTTAATGTTCAAAAAACAACATAGTGATATTTTAGCCGAATTATGGAAACACCCTAGACCAAAACATGATGATTTGAGTGACGCTTTGGCTACTGGTATTAATAACGTGTCTATTCCTTGGTTTCATACAAAAGAGTCTATTCGCAAACCGGATTATGATTCTTTTGAGTTCGTTCAAGCTTGGTTGAAAAATAAACGACATACTCCAACATATGGATTAAGTTTTCTTCCAGGTAATTTTAAGTCACATTAAAGGTAATATTGAATGACAGTAAAAAACGACAAAAACGACATAGGCTTAGAAGGCTTAACTCCAGGGGCCGATGAAGCTACTCAAATAGCTATTTGGACTCGACAGATTGAACTCGGTATTGAATGGAGATATAGAACTTCTGGAGTCCGGGATATTCGTTGGGCAAGATATCGTCAATATTATAGAGGTGATTGGGAATTAACTCTTGCCGGACATGCTTTCGCAGAAGGGTTATTGGACAATATAACTGAATATCTACCAGCCAATCGAGTTTTCAGCTTCATTCGATCTCTACTTCCGGCAATTTATTTCCGTAATCCTGGAATGTATGTTACTGATAAAACGGTAGATAAAGATATTGTCCAGCGTATGATCGATTATTTAATTAAAGAATTGAAGATCAAGCGAGAGTTAAAAAAGGTCATATTGGACTGTTTAATTATTGGTATAGGGGCCGTCGAGTTGGGTTTTGAGCGAGATGTATTTGATGGTAATACAGCTAATCGACCCGAAGAAGAGCGGATTAATTATTCTGATCGTATCAAGAATGGTCTACCCTGGGTTAAACGTCTTGACCCTACCTTACTTGTTTACCCTTGGGGATCAGTGGAATTCGAGGATGCCCGATGGTCAGCCATAGAGGTCTGGAGACATATAGAGGATGTTAAAGCTGACACTAACCTAAAACACACAAAGCAATTATCCGCGACACGAACTGAGCGAGTACGGGTAAAGACTGGCAGAAATAAACTCCTTGTCGAGAAAGACCGTAATAGTTGGATTCGGCTTTGGCATATTAGAGATAAGAAAACCAACGAGTTAATAATAATATCCCATGGGAAGAGATTTCATTTCAAAGGCGATGATCCTTTAATGATAGAAAATCCCCCAATACGAACATTGGTATTTGATATCGATATGGAGTCCGGATGGGGTGTTAGTCCAGTTAAAATAATGGAACCTCAACAGTTGGAGCTAAATGACCAAAAAACTCATGCCGCTAAAATGAGGAGGACATTGTTGAAGAAGATTTTAGTCGATCCAGAAGGATTAAACACCGATGAAGGTACTTTAGATCAATTAAATGACGCTTCAGATGTGAATACGGCGGTGGTTATAAATAAACCTAATGAGACTGTTAAGGAGTTATCCACTTCGATGTCACCGGATTTATCTAATGAACAAGTTAATACTGATAATGATATTCGCTTTGCCGTTGGTTTTAGTAGAAATCAAGCCGGGGATGTAAGTACCGGACGAAGAACATTGGGTGAAATAGCCATTGCAGACCGTAATGCTCAACTTCGTAATGATGAACGTAGAGATTCTAGTGCGGATTTCTTTGAAGAGATTATGGTAAACCTACTCCAAATAGCTTATGAGTTTATGGAGGATAGTCTAGTCCAAGCTATAACTGGTGCCGTTTGGACTAAACCTGAACGTCCCATTAGCGCATTTGATTTTGGCCTGGACATTGTTCCTGAAGAAGCCATTGCTGAAAGTCATATACAAAAACGAGAAACTTCTCAGAAATTCTATGAACTCACTGCTGATGACCCTATGGTTAATCCGGAGACTAGGTTACGTACTCTCGTTGAAGAACATAATGAAAATCCTGATGAATGGATTGATCCGGAGCTTAATCAAATTCTTAACGCCATGCAACAATTACCGGAATTTCGAGAAAGAGTCTTGGAAGTTTTAGCCGAAGCGGCGCAAGAAGAACAAGGAGATTCCACTAATGCCTAGGTATGATTATAAATGTGAGAAATGTGGGTATATTGCAGAAGTAACTCATCCAATTTCTAGTTGTGATGATCCTTCTATCATCTATTGTCAAAGAGGTCGAGATGAATGTCATGGTATTATGACCCGTCTTATCTCTGCCCCTCACGTTGAAGGTTCCGCTGTGTACCCTTTTAATCTTTGGAATATCCGTACCGACAAAAATGGCCCTGGCTATGTAACTATTAATAATAAAACCGAACATAAGAAAGTATTAGCAGATAGAGGTTTCAGTTCACCCTTTTTCAGTGTTGGAGGTTAGTCAATGACAGAATTAGATAAGAAAATCGGAAAGGAGGTCAAAAAGGCTTTCAGTAATGTACCAATAAAATATCAACCAAAAATAATTATAACATTTGATCCGGCTAATTCAACTTGGGATACACAATTTTACAACATACCCAAACGATCTGTAGCTATGACAATGCTTAGTAAAGCTCATGTTGCTTTGAAACGGACATTAGTTAAAGGCTTTAGACCTATTTGGGAAGAAACTTTAATAAAGGAGAATAATAATGAGTCTGTCAGGAACAAAAAAAGAGCCAACGGGTAATAGCAAGGATGTGGATGTGGATAAGATTATTCAAGGATTAGCATCTAAAGAAGAATTGGATAAAAAATTTGATGATCTTGCTTTGAAACTTGATGCCGGTAAAAAAGCTAGTGAGGACGAAATGCGTTTGTTGGAATTTTTATCCCAAAAGGAAGAAGCTCGTAGTGATAAAAAGCCTGAAAAGAAGGTCACTAAGCCTCTCGACGAGATGTCTCGAAAAGAGTTAATCGATCATGTTTCATCTAAATCCGATGCTAAATGGGAAAAGAAATTCAAATATTTGGAAGATCGAATTAACGAAAACGAAACCGGTACAGCTATGAATTCTATGAAAGCTGAGATTCGAGTTTTATCCAATAAGCATAATAAAGAATTCAAAGAATCCCAGGAAGCCACTTTTGAATTATACAAAAAGCATCCTACCTTATCTGTTGAGCAGGCTTTCCATTTAGCCACAGCATCAGGTACGAGAGAGAAATTAGCTGAAGCCGAGAAAAAAGGGGAACCTAAAGCTCATCCTTTAAGTACTTTACCTAGAACCAGTACAGGTGAAATACATCCTAAAGCTTTGACTAAGGGTTTGTCTAAGGACATGACTCTACGTGATCGCGCCGAAGCTATCTATGATCGAATGGGTGGGGTAGCTGATATTGATGATCCCCAATCAGAACTAGACGAAGGAGATGGAGAAGAGTAGTTAAACTATAACTTAATTTAAGGAGCTAAATTATGTCTTTTAACAGGACAGAACAAATTGATCTTCTGTTCACCACGACTTTCCAAGATCGCGCAGATTCATTCGCGGACAACGTTTTCAATAAACAAGTTCTTTGGAAAATGATGACTGCCAATAATCGAGTGGACAGAGCTTATGAAGGTGGTCGACAGATTGAATTACCTATCATGGTAGGTGAAAATGACACTTTTAAGAGTGTCGGTAAGGGAGGTAAAGTTACTGTCAAACCAACGGATAATGAAACCACAACCAAATGGGAGTGGAAAACTATCATTGGTTCCATAGTTCGATACCGGGCTGATGACTTTAAAAATCGAGGCAAAACTGCTTTGATTAATATGGTCACTCAGAAAATAGCCAAAGCGGAATTAAGTGCGGCTAAAGAAATGAATCGTCAAATATACCTCGACGGTACTGGTAATGGTAGTTTGGATATGGATGGTTTACAGAATATCGTAGCTGAAGACCCTACTGCTGCTGGTGATTATCCCATTGTAGGTGGTGTTCCCGTATCCAGTGTTCCGGTTTGGCAAAATCAGACTTTTGACGCAACTGCTGATGATTTTGCTGATGTTGGTCGGGCACGTATGGTTAACATGCTGAATTTATGTGAAGATGGTGGAGATATGATCGATTTCATCATAACTTCGCAGGAACTGTATGAACTCTACGAAACCGAAGTAGCTACAATCCAACAGGTTATTCCTAGTGAAGGTACTCGAAACAAAATAGCCGATTTGGGTTTCCGTAATTTATGGTTCAAGGAAGTTCCTTTGGTCTTTGATAAACATATCCCTGTCGCTGACCGTATGTATTTTTTAAACACGGATACATTGAAGCTTGTAGGGGATCGCTCCATTGAGTGGTTTGAAATGACTGAATGGTTTCCGGTTGCTCAACAACCTAAAGACCGTGTTGCTTACATCATCTGGACAGGTAATTTGGTTTCAGATAATCGTCGTAGAAATGGAGTTATTTTTAACTTTAGTTAATTAATTTAAGGAGGAAATTATGGGTAGTCATTCTTTTCAAGGAGCATATCCTGATCCTGTTGAGTCCCAATGTGGGCAGTTGTATCAGGGTATATTTGAAGAATTATCTAACGATCCGGTTCGTAGAGAAGAAATTGGTCGTTTAGGTACAATAAGGCGTGTAGGAAGTAGGTCATTTGTTTATGCCAAAGCCGGGGCTGTAGGATTAGCTCAGGGTAAAATTATGGTTCAGCCTACTCCGGCAGCAAATCATCAAAATATTGCTGTGGCCTCTGCGGTTGCTGTGGGGGATAAAACCATTACGGTAACTTTAGGAGCTACTTTGGCTTCACTTAATCAGTATGAAGATGGTTTTATTACTATTAGTGACGCTACTGGTGAAGGCACTACATATGGTATTAGATCACATCCTGCTGCCGATGCTAGCGCGTCTTTGACTTTAACTTTGTATGATTCTGTACATGAAGCATTAACCACTAGTTCAGAGGTTTGTTTAACTCCGAATCCATATAATGGAGTTATCATTAACCCTGCGGCTAATCCAACAGTAGCGATCCCTGCTGGAACTCCTCTTAATGGTGTAACGGCTCTATATTATTGTTGGTTACAGACTTGGGGAGTCGGAGCAGCTTTGGCTGATGAAGCTGTTGTAGTGGGTAAGGATTTGACTTTGGGCATATCTACTGATGGAGCAGTCGAACTTGCGGATGCTTCCGGGGAAGTCATATTGGGTAGAACAATAATGGCTCTTGTGGATGAAGAGTATCGTCCGATTTATTACACAATTCAACGATAACTTTGTGGAGTAGGGGTAGTAGTTTACCTTTCCTGGCTATTACCCCTACTCAGCATTAAGGTACATTATGGCAATAACCCTAATCACAGTAACCAAAGTGAGTACTGTAGAACGATTTAAAGATCAGTTTGATATAACTTGGAATTTGGTTTGTATGGATGGTGAGGACGAGGTTATAAATCGTAACTTCACGATCCCCCATAAACAAGCTATGAATCCAACGGATTCAACAGTTAAATTGCAGGATAAAATGAAAGAATATATTGATTCCTATAAAGCGGCTCGAACTATTCAAGATCATGCTGCTATGGCTGCCGCAGTGGATTCTGTTCAAAATGAATTAAGATCAATTTACACTCCATAAGGATTTTTTATGGCCTTAGTCAAATCAATTGAAGCTGTGGATGCTTGGCAAGAAATTGCTCAAGATACCGTGTTGGAGGGGACTATAGTTGATGTTTCTCCTAATTATGACACCATGGTTCATATTGATCTAGCTATAACCACTACCACAGCTCATACAGGTACAGAGATATTAGTTCAAATATCCAGTGCGGCTTCTTCTGATGAATTCTGGACTACTTTACCTCCTTTTGTTTCATTGATCGGTACTGCTAATTCTGAGTCAATCACTAATAATCCTTTAACGGCTGGATCAACTGTAATTACTGTAGCCGATACAACTGGTTACGCTACTAACGGAACTTTGTTATTTCTTGAAGATGCCACAATAGCTAATTCGGAACTTGTATACCAAAATGATTTTGTCACTAACACCAGTATAACCGTTAACAATCAAACAACTAGAGAACATGCTAATACAGCAGTTTTATTCAATTTAGCTATAGCTCATTCGCCAATCCAATTACCTTTCAGCACAAATCGATTTCGAGTATTATACAATAACACCTTTGATCCTGATGGCTCTACTGTAGCTATCCGAACCCGTTTATCGAAAGTTACCAGTGTATGATAAAAAACCATCATATGGAACGTTGGTTAATTATGGCCATCATTTAGCTGGCCATGTTGATGCAAACTATTTATTCAATGAAAGGTCTGGTAGTCGCTTAGTTGATTCTTTTCCCAATAATCTAAACGGGATCAACAACGGAGCTACTTGGGTTGCTAATGGATTGGATTTTAATGGAAGTAGTGATTGGGTTCAATTACCAGATATTAGCCTTGGAGAAACCGGATTTGACATAACCTACATTGCTATTATTAGACCAGATGGGTTAGTAGGTAATGTTGATATAATTTCGCAACAAGGTACCGACCAGATGCCAAATACCTATATACGTCTTCAAACAAGGGGGACAGAATTAGGGGCATTTATAAGGGATAATGCCGCAACACCTATAACCTTAACTGGATCAGGCTTAACTGTTGGAGTTGAATATCATACAGCATTGATTAAAAGAGGTACAGTTTGGACATTATATTTAAATGGAGTTGTGGATGCTGTAGATACTTTAGTTGATGATTTTACATTAAATGCCGCAGCAATTGGATCATTCTCTGATGGGGCTAGTAATTTTTTCAATGGTGTTGTTAAAAATGTTGTTTTATGTAATTGTGCTTGGACTCAAGAACAAATAGTTAGTCACATGATCGATCCCTATGCCATGTTTCGTCATGCTTTAAATCCGTCATTGTTTGGGGCTTTTAGTAGAGTAATTATTCCTCGAAGAAGAATAGAAGGTTACTAATGAACGGTGTTTATCTCAGAAAATATGGAGTGGAAACGACAGTAAATTTTGAGTTGTTTGAAATTGACGGAATAGACTTTCGTATCGATGCTGCTCATGTGGCTGGCGATAGTAAAATTATGAAGGATGAGGGTGCAGAAGGAAATACGGCAAATGGATTTTCAGACGAGGGTCAAGCCTATTCTTTAGTTCTTACGGCAACAGAGATGCAAGCGGCTCGAATTGTTGTATATCTTGTTGACCAAACCGCACCTAAAGCTTGGCTAGATCGAACATTAGTTATTGAAACCTATGGGCATGCTTCAGCCCAACATCCTTTCGTTTTAGCAACTTCTCCAGGGAACACGTTAGATTATGATGCTTCCGGGGAAGTAACAATAGCAACAAATAATGATAAAACCGGATATGCTTTATCCAATACGGGTATTGATGCTATATTCACTCGACCGTCATCAAATTATGATAGTGTATTAAGGAGTCTCGGAGGAGTAGTATCTAAGTTAATGCACAGGTTAAAAAGTAATACTTCAACGAGTAAGTTAGAAATTTATCGATCTGATGATTCAACGAAGCTAGGTGAACAAACTATAACCAGTGCCACGCCAATTGAAGCTATTATCGAATTGGATACAGATTAATGAGCGTAGGATTTTTCGATATATTACAATTACAAGGTGTCGGGTTATCTGTATCTATAACTTTGCCTGTAATTATACTCCCGGATGCTTCATGGGAACCGGAGAATAAATCCAATCAAGTGCCATTAAGTTCTGCTTTGATCAAATCCGATCAAGACCCTTTGGATACTCAATTAACCAAAACCACATCACAAAATGACTGGGGGTCTGATCCCAAAAATACGGAATTCTAAGGTGAATTATGACATTATCTGACATGATAACTGACATTGGTGAAGATATTGATCGAGATGATATCGATGATAAAATCACAGTATGGATTCAAGATGCCACAAATTGGCTATACAATAAATCTCATTTTCATTCCTTAGAACGATCTGTCACCGGAACAACCACTACTGATGATGAATTGAAAATTGTCCCTGCTGATTTTAGTGAAATGCATACGTTGGAGTATGCTCCAGGGGATGGTACAGGATATATACTTAATGAGGTGAGTTCAACTACGTTCTTTAGAAAATACCCTGACCAAAACTTTTCTGGTTGGCCTATAGATTATTGTATTTACGAGGATCAAATAATTCTTGGCCCAAGACCTAATGATGCTTTGGCTTTGATCCTTCGTTACCGGATAGCTCCACCAAATATCCGCACACATGATTTGACTATCACGGATGATAATAACGCCGCTACGAATGGAGTTCAAATATATCTGGACGAAGATGCTTTTGGGTTGGGGTATGGGAAATTGTATTTCGTTAGTCCAAATGAGTCCAATGCTCTGATCCGAGTAGAAACTGTTGGAGGTCATGAACATGATATAACTATATTTCATAGTGCTGATGCGGCTACATTAGGAGTTGAATGGTATTTTGATGATGATGGCTCTGATGCCTCAAAGAGAAACTTATTCATCGGGGTCAATGGACTTGATTGTATAGTTAAAACTAACGGTTTTCGTAAACATGCTCATTTTATCAAATTTATTGACTCATTGAATGCGGCCTCAGTTGGTTCATTAGTGTACTGTGATGAAGATGTCCCAGACAAGACGGATAGATTATTAAGCGTCAATGCCAATAATGTTGATGCAGTGTCAGAATTGGTCTTAAGCAAAGAAGGGGAATTACCTCCGTTTGCCGAAAAATTTCATGAAGTTTTAAAAGAACGATCAGCCGGGAAAGGGCATTTATTTAATAAAAACAAAGACGACGCTCAAACAGCTTTTGCCTTGGCTGAGCAGTTAAGTCGAGAGGTCATACTATCCGAACGTCGCGCTCAATCTACAGTAAGTCATGCGAAGCCTTTTAGTGCCCGACATCGACATGACCATAATAACGCAAATCTTTTTCCTGAAATAGATGATGGTTTATCATGATAAGGTTACGATGGTTGGTTATATTGTTATTTACTCTATCCGGATGCTTGGAGTTTAATCCTATGGGTGTTGTTATTTGCAGTCCTTTCAATGATGACTTGAATTTGTGTAAGCCAAGCACGATTTCACCTAGTGATTCTTTTCGGACTGAATTAAGGACGGATAGGTCAAAATTTGGTGCCGGTTCTGCTGGAGGTATACTTGATTCTGATAAGCTATTTCTTAGATATACATCCGGTTTGTCCAGTGTAGGCAATGAGGGTGCTTTAGGCATATGGATTTATTCCGAGTCTGATTATATGCGAATGATTTTTGAAGAACGTCGACCTTTTTCTGGTCAAATGAATAATTTTGTTGGTATTGCTGTAGCAGATTTTCGTCTTCCTGATGAATATGCTGTTGCTGCCTCTATAAGGGATAGTGCTGGCGTAAATGTAACTTTATCCGCTTTAGTTGCAAATCGTGATAGAAATGCTTGGACATATTTAGAATTAAATTGGTTATGGAATGATGCTTCTGGTATTAGTGAATTATCTGTAAATGGCACTGTAGTTGATGATAGTACCGCAGGAAACGCTTTATCTCGTTCTGTCGAGGCTGGTCATCGCATGGAAATTGCCGCAGCACACTCATCAGGCACTGAAAAAAGAAT